TCAGCAGAGCTCATTTGATCTACTCTAGAACCTAATTCAACTCTAAGTATAGCTTCTGATTGATCGACATCAATAGACATAGCAGTGTTTAAAGCTTCCATTTCAACTTCAATACTAACTAAATCGTCTTTAGCTTCTGCAACTTCATCTTTTTCGTCATATACATAGCTTTTTTTAGAATGATATAGACTTAAAAGTTTTTGAAGTGGTTGATTTGTTTTAGGAACATTTAACACTCCTTCTTCAAAAATAACGTGATCAAGTATTGCGTTACCGTCTTGTTCATCTATAAAACAAGATCTTTGGTTGCTTGCATATCTTATTTCACGATTATAACCTTTTTCTTCGTCAAACCATAACAATGGTTTTCTAGGTGTAGACTTTGAAGTTAAAACATAAGTTAACGGAGAGTTGTTTCCAATTAAATAATATTGCCTATCTTTTATTTCCCAGCTTGGAATATTTTTTACTTCAACCTTTTTAGGTTGTTTTTTTGTTTTTGTTTCCATGATATAATATAATTAAATAGTTTAAAAGTATGACAACAGCCTCTATATATAGTTAGTAATGGGCTAATGTCACGTTAAATAAACCTAAGGGCGCCGTAAAGACGCCCATAAGTTTAAATTTTAGTAAAGCATTATGCAAATGCAGCACCGATTGCAATTGTTGAAACTGCGGTAACTTCAGGTGTAATATATGATGTAGCTCCTGATAAGTCATCTGCAACAACAATAAAGTCAGCATCTGGGGCCTCTTCTTTGAAAGATGCAGAGCTAGCAAAAGCTTTGATTATACCTTTCATAGCAGCTTTGTGAGTGTTAACGTTTCCAAGAGTTAAAACAACTTTATCGCTGTTTGTGAAATCTTGCCCGTCAGTTACACCACCAGCAACTCTGATTTGAGGTATAAAAAACAATGTCAACGTGTCGTCTGCAGTTGGGTGCATGCCAAGAAAGCTAGACAATGGGAAACAAGCTGATTGAGCTGAATCATCATCGTCGGCAATAGTGGCCTGTGTTCTGAAATATAAGTATTTTTCCATTTCTGTTTAGTTTTTAAAGGTTAATATTATGATTCTTTTAGCATCACGAAGTTATTAGCTCCTTGAACTACTAAACATCTTTCAGATAAATAGTGCACTTCCATAACATCTTCTCCAGTATAAGAAGCAGATCCAACAGAACCAGTTACCCAAGACTTAAGTCTTCGATCATCAGTTTCTGAGCTTCTGTATCTTACGTGTAAGAAAGGACGTGTCATGTTTTTACCTAATGACTGATCGTATACGGTTGAAGTTCCAGCAGGAATTAATACTCCTGATACGTCTCCAAAACCACCACGAGCAGCAGCATCGTTTAAGTATTTCCAATCTGATTTGTAGAAATCGTAAGATCCTCTACGGAAAGCAGAAAAACCTAAGTTTAACGCCATGTCAGCATCGTTTTGGAAAACACCAAAAGAAGCACCGCTTTGATAGTTAGCATTTAATCCAGCTACCATATCGTCAATAGTAAGAGCTTGCGCGCGATTAACGTAAAGCATGTTTTCTTCAATAGCACCTTGTTTGTCAAGATTTTTTAACAACAAGTCAAAGTCGTTAAGTGAAGCTAAATCTTCAAATACATTACCACGAGTTTCAATAGCAGAAAATAAACCTTCAGTACCTACGCTACCTACGTCTACTCCTAAACCACCCGTTGCATCGTGAATTGTAGAAGCAGCCGCGCCTTTTACTGATTCAATCATAGAAGTTTCTAAGTAATCTTCAAATCGCAAACGAGTCTCGCCAGCAGCTTTTAAATACCATGAAAATCCAGTTTGTCCAGCTTCGTCAGTTGTTTCAACCCATCCAATTTGAGCAGTATCAGAACCAGAAATCTTAAAGTGATCTTTAATGATAATTGGTCTATTGTCAAATTTAGTAAACTCCGGCTTTAATTCACCTGACATTGTGTCAGAACCTTTTGCAAATTCAGAACCATAAACAAAAATGTTTATTTGCTCATTATCACTAAAACCAGCAGCCGCTAAATCAACAACTTTGTAAGGCAATAAAGTAGCGTTTGAAGTTCCAGCGTCAGTAGCTGCTGCAGAACTTACAGAAACATAACATTGCGAGGTTTTAAGACCAGTAGCAGCGTCAGTTACAAGAACAGTATTACCTACTCTCAGTGAGTTAGTATTAGCCGATCCTAAAGAAATATTACCAGCAGTACCTTCTAATTGCACACTAGTAGCAGAGCCAGCAGCTCCAGAACTTTTGTAAGCAATGTGCAAGCGGTTTTGCTCAGACCAAACTACTTGATCAGAACTCATAGGCATTTCAGCGCCTACCATTTGTAAAAATCCTCCGATCGTACGATTTCCGTAGCGCTCTACTTCTTGCTCATACAATTCTGGAAGATATTGTTGCGCCCATCCTTGATTAGCAGTGTTTGCTAAATCTAAGTAGTTATTGCTACTTACAGTGGGGCTTGGTGTAGGAGTTAGTGAAAATGATCCACCTAATCCTAAAGATGTGTTAAATCCCATTTTTTTTAGTTTTTAAGTTGTTTTTATTTTTTTCTAATTTTAAATTTCAACCTTGAACTATCTTCACCACCTAACACTCTAACTTTTATACCGCCTGCGTCTACAACTGGTTTAACAGTTCTAGGACTCATGTCAATATTTTTTGACTTGATAGCGGTATTTTTTATAGCATCAGCTCTACCTTGCTCATAGAAATGCGATACAATTTTATCGATGTTTCTACCTGCAAATAAAGCTTTGTGATAACCTGCAGCGTCTTTCATCATATCGTTTTCGTCGAGGAACTCCCTCACAAAGTTAGATATGTCGCTTTGGTAATCCTTAGTAGCAGCGGCATCTTTTACATTATACCTATATTTCTTGTCTCCAACTTTAAAATCAAAACCTTTGAAATTTTCGTTAAAAACATTATTGGTACTTTGCTCAAATTGCTTGTACTGCTTCTGCTGGACTTCACTAGTAGCAGATTGTTTTTGGTTGTACTCGTTATAAAAGTTAATAGCATCTTGCTGGTCTTTAGACAACTTAGAACCCAACTTGACTTCCTTGTAGTATTCGTCTTTCATTCCATTAAGAAACTTCTTAGCTTTCGCAACTTCTTCTTTTAAAGCCAACTTCTTTTTTCTAATATCGCGCTGTTCATCTAAATCTTCGTCAAATGAAAAGTTGTCATCAATTAAAAAATCAATCTCGCTATTATCTAAGTGAGACTTGGTTGACTTGTAATATTCTTTTAATAATGTGTTATTATCTACATCAGAGTAATCAGCGTTTAGCCTCACATACTCTTCAATAGTGCCGCCTGTATCTTCCATAAACTTTACCAGGCTTTCAATGTTTTCTGGTAGTTTTACTTCTGGTTGCGGTGTAATTTTTTCTTCAGTAACCTTTTGTGTTACTTCAGCGACAGATTGTTCTGGTTCGTCGGTTACTTCTTGTAAAGTCTCTTCGACGATCTCTTCTTTTTGCTCAGTGACTGGCTCTTGCGTTTCTTGTGCTTGCACCCGCACTTCTTCTTTAACATCTGTCTTTTCGTTTTTGTTTTGAAACTCTTTTAGTTTTCCTAGGTCTAATTTAATAGTACCATCTTTTGTTACTTCTTTATAAGAAATATCTTCTTGAGGTGTTTCTTCTACAGCTTTAGTTTCTTGAACTGTTTCTTCTACTACCTCTTCTATAGGTTGTGTTTGTTCTGACATGATAAAATATTATATAATTGTTTGTTTATTTTCAACGCGGCTCAAACTGTTCAAGTCCAAATCCACCTAAATTATCTTGTCCTGCGGACTCAAAGCTTTTTGGCGGTGCGTTGTTTTTTCTTTGATCTATAAGCTCACTTTGTTGTGATGCTTGTATTTTAGTTCTTTCATCTTTACGATCTTCTTTGAACTTATCTTTTTCTTTTACAACAGCAAGTTGACCTTCTTGTAATTGTTTATTAATTTCAAACTCGTATTGCATTAGCTCTTTTTTAATCTGAGCTTCTCTTTCCATTTTAGCTATTTCAAGCTGCGACTTCATTTGCTCTAATTGAGCTTTTGACTCTGTAAGAGCTTGTTGCTTTTGCATATCTGCTTGTGCAGCTGCTTGTGCGGCTTGAGCGTTTGCTTGGCTTTGAGCTTGAATATTTTGTTGTTGCTGTTGTTGGTCTAGCTCTTGTTTCTTTTTTCTACGTATTTTAAGTAGTTGATTAGCTAGCTTAATATTACGCACTTCTCTAATGTCAATAGCATCTTCTAAATATACTTGACCAGACTGTAAAGCTACTTGAATATTATTTTCTAGTTTAGCTTTTTCTTCTTCATCTGGCGCAAGCTCTAAAAATATACCAAAATCATGCAAGTGTAAGTTAGCCATTTCTTCTAATGTAGAAACGTTAAACTTTCCTAGCGTTTTAACAAATGATTCTTTAGTAGGTGAATACTCTATAACATCAGACACTCGCATTGCAATACACTCTGCCATTGTTAGGGTTATATACAAGCTTGATTGCAATAGGTGTCTTGTTGCTGTATTAGAGTTTGCTGCAGCTAATTTTTGCAGTCCTACTAAAGCATTTTTATCTGGTACGCCTCCGTCTCTAGCTTCATTTAAACCAGTGACATCACGCATCATTTGTAAATAATAATTGTAAGTGCTTATAAGCGCACTGATCTTATTATTACCTCCATTTGAATTAAGTTCCGTAATAGGTAATCTACCGCGATTCATATCACCGTCTTGTGTCATAGATCTACCAATTACACTACCAGTTTGAAAGTACATGTTAAGTGCTTCCTGCGGATTGTAATTAGTGCCGTTACCTAAATCTATTTCAGCTAAAGCATCTGCATCTAAGTAAACACCGTCAGGTACTACTCTAGATAATACTTGTTGTAGCTTTAAATGCGTAAGCTGAATCATATCAGCAAAGTTAGTCATGCGACTTACTAAACTTTCAATACGACCTTCATACATACGCGGCGCACAGATAGCATAACTCATTTGAGCTTTCGTTGTATCTGCTTTTGGTCTTATCATATTCTTTTTAAGCTCCCACTTTAAAAGCTCTTTACTACCAATTACTTTAGCGCCTTCGTAAATAACCTCAATAGCTCTATCTACTTTTTCAAAGTCATCAGAAGCTGGAGGATTAAACGTATCGTTTTTCTCTATAGCTTTACTGCCGCCTGTAGCAGTCTTTTTAATTTTGTGAACTTGATTAGCATATGTTTTATACTCAAAGTATAATACTGTCGCTGTATTGTCCTCGTCAGCTTTAGAGTTGTAAGCAGTATTACTATAAGAAGAGTTGTAGCCTTTGTAAGACTCTAGCTGCTCATCAGTAAGCTCTGGAAATTGTTTTTTAAGCTCGTTTAAGTAGACTTCTTTTACTTCACCTACATAGTATATGTCTTCAAAGTAAGGTGAGTCTGTATTAGAATAAACTAAATCAGCTGGATCTACATATTCTACTTTAATACCTTCTGCTTTATTAAAAGAACTTTTAGCAGCACCAATACCTATAACTGTTAAATCGTTATTAACTCGTCTAGATATAAGCTCGTATTTGTTTTTATCAAAAATACTATTAATAGCTTCTTCTTCTGCTATTTCTACAGACTGTTTGTAATCAAGCTGCATGTGTAGCTCTAATTCTTCTGTAGACTCAGGTAGTTTGCTTTGATCTGTTTGATATATATCTATACCTAGTTGACCAGCTACTGCGTCATTAAAAGGCTTAGCTTGCATGTCTTCAGCTATTTTAGTAACGTAGTTTGTACGCTCTTGTATTGACGCTGGATCTTGAGAGTATGCTTTAATGTCGTAAGATCTATCAGCCATGCCGTTAACAACAATGTCAACAAACTTTGGTATAATAGGCACTGGTTTCCAGTCTAGGTTTAAATAAGATAAATCACCGTTAATTGATAATTCGTCTTTATATTTTCTAACAGACTGTTCTCCTCTAGCGTATAGTCTTAATGAGTGAAATGATTGTTTTGACGTTGAATATCTACCTGATCCATTTTTACCGTCGTAACCATCTTTAGTATTAAACCACTCATGCTCTATAGCTCTACCAACCTTAGCGCCGTACTCTGCACTCATCTTCTCTAAATCACTAACCGCTTGGCTGGGAAAAGAACTCTTTATAGCTTTATTAATCATTTATTTTAAATTATTTTAGATCTTGATCCTTTATTATCGTACCTTTTAATTCCAAGGTTTATACTTTTAACTTGTCTTTCTTGGATTGGGGTATAAAGGTTTTTATTGCAAGCCATTACAGCAAGCCCTGAACTTATTGACGCATCAAACTTAGTTCGGTTGTTTATATCAAACCTTGCCCAGTCTTCTAATGTTCTATTAAAATACATATCGCCACATCCTTCGCTGTTAAACCCTACGTTTTTTTCTATATAAGATTCTATAGCAGCAGCGTGTGACTGCTTCATATCTTGCGAAGAGTTAGGTATACCACCTATTTCTTTTTCTGTTACAGATAACTTACTGTAAACTTTATCAGGTCTGTTCATTGAAAAGCCTCTATAACCTCTTCTTTTAAAATGGTATAACAGTCTTGGTTTATTATTTTCTGCTAGTATTGGCATGCCGTAAAAAACACAAGCCATAAGTACATCTTCAAAAAATATCTCAGCTGTTTGTGGCCGAGCAACATACTCTAAAAAAAAGCTATTAGCAGGTGCTTCTTCCATTGAATATTTAGTAAGCCCGTGTAATGCTCCGTTAGATCCTATACCGTCAACTGTACCTGATATATCGTAACTGTCGCAACCAAATGCTCCAACGTGTTCATTACCAGGAAACTTAATACCATTTTTAAGTCTTATTCTGTTTTGCATTTCTAGCTTTGGTACCCAGCTAACTTTAAACCTGCCATTTTTATTAGGCATAAATTCTACAGTGCTATCTTTAATACCGTCTTTCCATTGAAACGAACCTAGCGTGACAAGTGATGATCTAGTTATATCATCGTTGTAATCTATTTGTTCGTATATTTTAGTTAGATTAAAAAGCGATTGTTTTGCTTCGTCTCTAAATGCATGACTTTCTGTACGTGGAAACTGTCTGTAAAATTCGTTTAAACCGTCTTGATCGTTTTTTAAACCTTCTACTTCGTTATCCCAGTACTCTATTACTCCTTGTTCGATCTCGTCGCCATACGCATTGAGTACCGGTTTGTTCGGAGTGTCGAAGACAGGTGCTCCATACATATCAATATATCCTTCGTAGTTCCATTCCATAGGTATGAACAAAGAATATAATCCTGAGCTAGTCTGTCCATTGCGGTTTCTTTGTGTAATATCTGAGTCATAATAAAGCTTTTTAAAATTGTCTCCACCCTTATCTAATGAGTTGCTTGTTGAACCCATCATACACTTTCCAATAATTCTACTACCTAATCTTAGCGTGGTTTTCGTGACACGCCAGTTGTTGAGTATGTTCGTCGGACGCTCCCATTTACCGCTTTCGTCGTGGACGAGTAGTTTGAGTTTCTCACCGTCGTACGAGTTGTCACCGGTGTTCTTCCAGTCGATCGTGGTGTCAAGACCGTCGAGTTCACGTAATGATTCGTTGGTCTCGAGCTTCTTACGGGTGTACTTGGTCGCGGGTACGCGATAGGCAAGTTCGGTCTTTGGTCGATCCATACCGTCCTGAATCGGTTTGAAAAAGAACGGGTAATTGACTGATATCGGTACCACCTTATCTGTGAACATCTTCTTCGCATCAGGTCCACTCTTTGATAAAATGCCATATCTGGAATCACTTGATATGGTTGCCAGGTTAACCACCTCGCCTGATGCCATAAATGAAAATCCAGATCGTCTATTCTTAAGGTAGCACAATCCATAAGATCGTACATCGGCCTTACATGCCTCCCAAAAGATGTAGAATAATCTATTTGACTCGCGAAAGTCCGGTTGACCGACATCAATTTTACTCCACTGCAAGTACATATAGTGAGTACCAGTAAGGTAAGTAGCAACATCTTTGTTGTAAAACCAAAAACCTTTTTCTCTATAAGTAAATTCATTATCGATGTAATCATACCATTGTTCTTTAAATTCTTCAGGATATTCTTCCCAATCAAACACAGATTTTATTCTTTGAAGATCTTTAGGATATTCGGTATGTTGCCAAGAGTTAGATTTAAATTTTTTTATATTTACGGGCTTTGGTAATGCTATTTTAAGGTTTTGTATTTCATATACTTCACCTATTTCACCTGTTTTAGATATAACAACCATATCGTATTCTTTGTTATATCCGTATTCCCACTTCTTGTATCTATTTTTATTTTTTAATACCTTAGCTTTTATGTGTTCTTTTAGTATTTTTACTAGAGTTTGTTTGTAGCTCATGTTGACCTACCTTCAGCAAAGCCTTTAAAAGTTTTTTCTTTAGTTTCTTTTTTAGGCTTTTCATTTAACATTTCCTCTTCAAGCTGTATTCTTGTTAGTATTTCAAACGCATCGAATATAGCTAGCTTTTTAGTAGCTGCAGCATTTTTAAGCCTGTCAGCTGTTATGTCATCTCCTGAATCTACAATAGGTTCCTTAGCTACCTTAATAAGTTCGTCCACAGCCTTTTGCCCAGCTTGGATTATATTCAACTTCGTCTCCTTTGTATTCATATTTAATTGTAATATCATTAGTACGCATGCGATATAATCTGTTTTCATCTAT